ACGTTCGAAGTCATTACTATCTAATTCGTCTACCGTTTCAACTCCTTGACTAGTTTTCCAATTGATGTATCTAATCATAATGATATAGTTTTAAAATGTAATAGGTGTAAAAAAGTCCCTGCAAGCTTTCAGCTTACAGAGACGCCAAATAAGGCTATTTAAGGCCATCAAATTTTGATGGCGTGTGTCTATTCATTTCCCCTTAAAGTCAAGCGTATACCGCAAGGATAAGGGTTTAGGGGCGTGCTTATGTTCTCCGTCCTTCTATGCCTTAGAAGTGTACGACGGTGGCCACGCTCCGTGTGCGTCTCAATACGTCAAAGAACTAGACAACCTATTGACAAGCAAGGGTGTACCCTGCCTAGGCTTCGCAGTGGACTGGATGCCTTTTGTCAATTCGTCCGGGCTCTCTAAATGTGACCTTTTTCGTTGGTCACATTACAATAATATTGTTACTTATTGATAATAACAAATGAATAACAAACTTTTTTTAGTTATGGGTGAAATTGGTAAAAATTAGGCCAAATGGCCTAAAAGTAGTATAAACCGCTTATTATGTTTAGATGTGTAGTAATACACGAAAACATGAACTTTTGCGTATGCTATATTACCTGTTTTCGTAATTTATCATTTCCCCTGAGAGAGTTAAATAACAGTTGCACACACAAGCATATGACCCTACACAAAAACATGCATACAAGCGTATAGGATGCGATTACTGGCACTTGGTTCGAGTCCTGTAAGACTTGAATATGTGGCAACATTCAAAAATTGGCCCCACCCCATCACGGGAAAAGCGGTTTTTTCTTTTGACCGGTGGGGGGGATCTCTATCTATCGCTTACTCTCTTAAAGTGCCTAAAAACTATTTTTTGGGACGTTTCTCCAGGTAGCACCAGGGACGCACTACCCCTCCATTTTCAATTATTTTCGACGTCCATTACACACTTTACCCTAACTTTGTGACAAAAAAGCCTTGATTTTACCCCTATTTTCACCATTTTTTCACTATCCTGGGTTACACCAAAATTATTTTCCACTATAACCCACTGAGATTCAGTCCCTTAGAAATTAATTTGCTAACGCTTGCACTTAACGTTTGTTAATTAAAGATTATTTATTCTCATTTGCATCAGAACGAACGAAATAACCGGGGGCATCCCCACTACACAAAACGACTGTTATATGGCAAATCAAGAAGTATTATCACTAGCCAACCAAGCCTACGAGGTTGAGAGATTGGCTAACGCGTCTCACAATGGCGCTCATTTACACAATGTTGCTCGGGGCATCCCTGGCCGTCTCTGGATAGCAACGAATGTATTATCTGGGCTTATCGCGGCTGACAGTCTGGGTGCGGTTCCAGCTATCGAGCGCAACTTAGTAGATCTCTCGTTGGAGTATGCTGACGCTTTGATTGTTGCTCATGTGTCTAATCCTATTAAGGTATCGGAATAATGAAAAGAGTTTATTCATTAGACGAGGCGATGATGTGGTTTATGGGCCATAGTTCTGGGAGTGTCATTTGCGTATCTGGCGACCGGGAGAGGGAGGTAAGTTGTTACCCTGATGCAGTTACATTTTACAAATCATTAGTATGAAAAAGCCATTAGAAAAGATGATCCTTGCTGGCTTGTGGGGAGAGATGATGTCTACGAAGCTTTGGCAGTTCCGTAAGCGCCGGAGGTTAATCCGGGAGTATAGGAGGAAGTTGGGGTTGTATATGGTACGTCATGGGGAGGTATTGGAGTATGTTGAGAGGGATTTATGTGCTTTGGCGGAGAGAAGTGATAGTGACGAGGTAGCGAAGGCTGCTATGCGGAGATTGCGCCGGGAGTATGATGGTAGTTATGGGTGGTGTAGGGAGTGTGATGGTTTGGTGGTGAAGGAAGATCATTGTTGCCTTAACTGGATTGATACTGGAGAGGACGTTTCATTTGAGTAAAAACTGAGAAATCATGAATAAAAGAGAGAAACAGATAAATATGTTGTTTGAGGGTTCTATACTGTTTGTGTTGAGCCTGATGGTTCCTTATGTGATTGTGGCTTTCATCTCCCTGGAGTTGTTGTTTTGGGAGTGGCCTGTTTATGTACGGGGAATAGTAGTCACAGCTAATATCTTCTGTTTGGGCATGTCTCTTATCTACTTAGGAATAAAATATACGCAATCATGACCAGATCAAAGGCTATGGAGATAGGCAAGCGAATGTCTAACGCTGACATTTGGGAGACGCTGAAGCGTGCGCGTGTGGGCATTGTGGATTGGGAGAAGGCGAGTAAGGGGAATACCTCTATGAGTCTGGGTGCGACCTTCAATTTGTTTGTGCGTGGCTTACGGAGGTATGATGAGTTGGGGCGGGACATGCACAATCTGGCGAAGCGCAATGTAGTGTATGAGTTTTGGCGTTTTTTGCCGGAGGGGTTTTATGTGAGGCCCAGGAAGCGTGTTGCTCCGGAGGTTACGATGCACGAATCACCGATAGAAATTTAAAACTATGTCTACACAATCACATAAAGATGTTGAATTGGGTGGTATCCAGGCCAGGATAGACCGTATTCGGGCGGTGGGGATTGACGAGGGGTTGTATCGTCTGCGTATGGAGGGGGAGATATCTGCGATTGTTGTGGGTGTTGAGGCTTTATGGGATGTTCGGAGGATGGTGGAGATGTATGATCGTTATGGTGTTATTTTTCAACGGTGTTAAAAAGAATAATTATGTCACTACAACTTACAGAACATGAGCAGCAGCGCCGGAAGCTATGGTGTGATGCCTGGGTAGCGGTAGCGAATGCTTATAACTCCAGGACTCCAGAAGTGGCGACTGGCTGGGCAGATGCCGCACTAGCTGGCTTTGATGAAAGGTTTGAGTCACCGTTCTCCCGCTTAAATCGGCTGAAGTCTGAGCGCTGCAATTGCGTGAAACCTATTCCTAGCAGCGATGGTGAGGTCGTCACCTGTGGGAGATGTGGATTAGTAATGGAAGAAAACGAATAAACAATAGTCATGGAAAAAGTTAAAAAATTCAAAGAGTACATGGAGGGTAGATACTTTCGGACGGTAGACGGTGAGGATAATATGCTTAGCATTGCCTCCATCCACCGGGAGATTGATCGTTTTATTAAGTATTATCCTGACTTGAATGAGCTTCTTGTGAATCCTAATCAGGAGAAGCTGTTTGAGGATGATAGAGTAGAGACGAAGTACCGTGATTATCATGGTAGAGTTATCTGTATTGGGGATGATATTTTGATTGAGTTCTGCCGTGGTGGCAGCTGGGAGAAGTTCGTGGATGTGAAGGCAAGTCATATTTCCGATGATGGGGACCTCGTATGTGTAGATGTTGTAGGAACGGCATTTCTTCTGTCTGGCTTCTTGGGGGTGGATTACCATCGCGTTATTTCTAGGTATCCTTCTAATGATAACCTGGTAACAGCAGAAGCCCCTACGACATACCGTGATGATAGAGGTAATCTGATCAAATATGGACATAATGTGAAGGTATATAGGCAGTTTCCATTTTCCGGCAGGGAGCCCTACGTAACCGGTATTGTGGGATATGATGATCGCCTGGGGGTAATTATTGTGGATGATATGCGTACCAAGCACGTTCTCCAATATCTGGTTGCCTCCGATGATTATCGTGTTGAGATTGATGGTGGGGTGATTGAGGAAGTTCCCCAGACGTTTGGAGATACCCAGGGAGAAAACTGGTTGACAAGTGGTGCTATAAATTGGGGAGCCTCATTTGAAGGGATGTCTAAGATATTATCAAAATACCTCGTCATCGAGAGCGATCCCGACTATGGCATCCGCGTCTCCCCGGCAGACGACTACGATGTGGCGTGTAGCAAGGCCTATGAGAGTGACTGGGAGAATGTGGGAGTATTTGATACCAATGGTACTGAGTATGATTGGGAAGATAATCTGGAGGTAGTGGTATGACAGCAATATTCCCTAGCCTGAGCATAGTGACGTTTGGCCACAACATAGTGGTAACGACGAACGTCCGCAAAAAAGACAAGGATGGTGTCTACCGTCTGATCTACCTCCAGGAGCATCTTCTGTGTGGCGAGAATGATAAGGATGAAATACTGATGGCTGCGGTCAATAACATTAATAGACGGGCATACAAAGCATATTGTGAAGAGGACGTCGATGATAGTGTGTATGAAACCGGCCCAGCCAAAGATGCTCACAAGTACCCAAAATGTAACTCCTGCGACCGCAACGGAAAGCAGCAAAGCAACTTTGAAAGATATCGTATTGAGGTACCCAGGAAATCTCCGGATCCCCTACCCTCAATACACTGATTAAACCCGCCCCACCGGGTAGTTCTTTTCGATCTGTAATTCAAATTTCGGAGAGGGGACGAAAATCCCCTCTTTTTTCAAAACCTTAAAAATCATGAGTGATAATAATAAAACAATCAACCAACTGAGAGATAAGGCCTACACTACCGCCCTGGAGAAAGGATGGTATGAGAACGAGGACCAACTGGGTACCCGCCTCGCACTTATCCACTCCGAAGTGTCTGAAGCCTTGGAGGCTGACCGTAATGGCCTGCATTGCCGGAAACAGGACCTTGACCTGGTGCTGGCCATCGAAGACGACAATGAATTTAAGAAGGCCTTTAAAGCGCTCGTCAAAGACCGCTTCGAAGATGAGCTGGCAGACGTCATAATTAGAATCCTCGATATGTCCGGTCGCCTCCTGATTGACCTCGATGGACATATCGCAGCCAAGATGAGGTACAATGCCATGAGAGAATATAAGCACGGAGGGAAGAGGTATTGATCATGGCAAAGAAAAGTAAGCCAAAACCCAAACAGAAGCTTAAAGGAAGCCAGAAGAAACCAAAAAAGAAGAAAAGCTTCCAACGAAAAAAGCCTACCAAAGCAGAATTAGGCCAAATGGCCCAAATTGAGGTGGGTAGGCTGGAGTGTGAGCTTATTGAGACTCCCTGGTATAGACCACTGTACCGTATGTGGTGTCGTCAGCGAATCAAGAGAATTAAAGAGATCTATAAGCTATGATTGAAATATATAAACTACCCAAACACTACCAGGCATTGATATTTGCCATAGCAATATTACTTTTTTCTATAATATTTTCTATTGCTGACTGTGGCCTGGATATGGAGTGCTGGAGGCTGAAAGTCCATCGTAAGATGATTATTGGAGCCTTCGGTGTTATGGTGGTAGTGATGATTATTTCTTTGCTGATTGAATTAGTTTTACTTATAAAAAATGGAACCCATGAACTTTAACCTTAACGGAACAAAACCCGACTTTTTGACACTCGAAAGATTATTCGAAGCTTGGACAAAGGAGGCGGGAGCAGAAAACCTGACCTTCAAAGAGTGGCTGGTATCTACTCACTTCACTCAGATAAGATTCGATAAAGAGTGGGCCAATACTATTGCCGGACGTCTACTCCAGAAAGGCTACGCCGCAATCGCCTTCAGAGATGGTGCTGGATGGTGGATAGGAATAGACCCTACCGACGATATGGCAGACGTTCCCAGACCTCCAAAGACGGAAAAGATCGTTGAATCCCTCATTCGCCAGGGCTGGGCAATAAAACAGGGCTCCCTCGGATATGCCGTCTTTGAGAAAGGTGGAAAAATCCAGGTGATCGGAGACTATCTCCCCCTCCCCCCACCTATTGATAGTGATGTTGTGATCGGAGATATTTGAAAATTCGATTAATTTTTATTAATTAATATTCGTTCTTTGGGGGTATCAGCAACTTCTTTCAGTGGATTACTAATTTTCATGATACCCCCATCTTTTTACCTAACACACTAAAGCATGAAAGCAAGACTACTAACAATCGCATTTCTTCTGCTGGCATCGGGCGTTTTTGCCCAGGTACAGGGAGAGGAAGTTCCCAAAGATACCCTCTGTGATGACCTGAAGATGGGCGTTTACCAGACAAGCCACAACCACCCTTCAGCAGATGCTATTCTAATGATGAAGATCCGGGAAGAGATAAACATCCTTCTCAACGATGCAATTACAGCCACAAAAAAGTATTTTGTATATGAAGAGAAGCACATCACAAATACGCAAAAAGATAAGTAGAGCCCTCAATAAAGGCCAAAAAGTATTCTCCGACACCGTAGAGCCACAGGATCGGGTGTATGCCGTTCGGGATAATAATGGAGTAGATGAGTTCCAGGTGGTCATCAACGGTAAGGAGCTCTGGCTGGAGATCGCTGATACAAGAATCTTTCATGTTGTCTCAGAGCAAATTCTAACGTAACTTCAGCCATGGCATATAAGCTGGTGATCACCGCCCCCGGCCAGGGCCAGATAAAAGAAGATGATAACATCCTCTATACTTGGTTTATGGTCCCGTCCGAAGAGGGCTGGTACTACCGTATCTTTGAAGGCGCTGAGCGAATGGGAAGTAAGATCCGGAAGATCACTCCCCGGTACCCGCAGCAAAGCTATTATGACCTTCTGAACTACGTTCGTGCCTGGTTGAAGGAAGATATCTCCTTAAAACAATCCTGATATTTTTTTTACATTTTGAATTAACATAAGTTAACTACCAATGAGTAACGAACATACTGACATTTCAGGCATTTACGGCGTACCCGATGATTTTGAAGTCATACCGGCAACTCCCCTACGTGTAGATTGGACAGCAGGCAACTCGGGACAAATTGTCACGCCTATCCCCAACTACAATCCAGGGGATGTCTCGATGATCCATGAAGATTTTAAGCCTGCCTTCGAAATTTTCAAGGATCTTATCCTCCAGCAGCAAAAAGAAAAGCCTTCTGAGCTCAACAGAGAAAAGATAAAGCAGTTTGCCTCCCTGGCCAAAATGGCAGCAGAGGTGTTCAGTGAAGATTTCCCAGCCGTGTGAGGCTTGGGGGTTCCAGACCTGAGTCCCTGCAATTTGCATACTCAGGTTTTTATTTGTTAATTAGCGATTCTTAACTACGTTCTTTCTTTCTGATTTATTAACCTTTAACAAATCATGAGAGACGCAATGAATGTAGGCATATCAACAGCAGAGGGGGGAGTTGAATTCCCCTCTTTTTTAAACCAATAAGCCATGAATAAATTTTTCATCCAGTATCGAAAAGAAATTATGCTCCTGATCAGCTTATTGCTGGTAACGTTTGGTATTACTGCACTCCAGAATACCGTTTCTGTACCGGTAGGACTCCTTTTGGTAGCCATAATGGTTATCGTCTATCTGACAGTAGACTTTGTGCTTCCCAAAAATGAGGTGGCAACAAGATCCCTGACAGAAGAAAAGGACGTTTCCTTATGGGCAAAGACCAGGACATTTATCGTATATATCGGATCGTTCGGGCTGGGATTAGTTGTTTTCCTCCTGTCTGGAGAAGAACCCGCCCCCGGATTGATACCAGGGCCATGGGGGTCAGTCGCATTGGTGTTGACATTCGCACCTCCATTAGTATATAGCATCCTATGGAATAGAAACAGTCGTAAGTAAACATGGGTCAATAGACCTCCCTTATTTGTGTAACTAGCCGGGTACTTGGAAGAGGCCCGGTTTTTTATATGTAGTAGGGTAGTAAGCCACACAAACACATGAAAGCCCTTAGCCTGAAGTCAAAGCTGAGATTCGCCGTGGTAGTCCTGGACTGAGCAAAGAAATGGTAATCAGGGACGTCAAGGGCTCTCCTGCCCTCGTAGTAGAACCCATTATGAAAGTATGGCCACATCAACACCATACTGATCAGGTGGCTCACAGCCTCCCAGAAGGGCTCTTGGTAGACGGCAAACATGAATAGTATCCCTAACACCATTCCCCGCGCTGGATTCATGTAGACATGGATGTTATACGGGTGTCTTGTGTTGTTGTAGGCGAAGGTCTGAGCGTCCCGTAATCCCTCTAGCATGGCATAAAGCGCCCATAAGCATTGATATAGCATGTCTCTTTTTGTTATCTATGACCGGACGTATTAAAATTCTCTCTCGATCCCCAAACTCATACTCCCGATGGCAAGCAGGACAGATGAGGTCTATGTTTTCTTTGTCGTAGCGTAAGTGTGGAGCCGCGCCCTTTGAGCGTCGGTGGGAGAATAGGTGCGATATGGGTAGTCCTTTCGATGTTAAAAATGATCCCAGGGGCTTCCGGCAGTAGGCGTTCTCACATATATGTGGTCTTTCGTTCCATATCTCCATCCAGACTTCCCGATCTCTCTCCATCTTTAGTTTTTGCTTGACGCTGATCGCTCGGATCGTTTTTTTAGGCTTTCTTCTTAATTGTATGGCGTAGTGGTAATTGCAGTATCCCTTCTTTGCAAATCCCGCCCATGACTGACATCTCGGCTCCTTGCATAATTTAACTTTTGTCATTTTTCAACTTTATAATTAACTTTCGTAAATTAATAAAGGTTAATTATAACAAATTTGTATGACAAAACCGATATCAAAGTGGTTGCGCCGTCACTTCCTGGTGATCCCCCATCGTGAAAATGAAATTGCACTCCAGGGTCCCAACGGAGAGAAGGTGTCACTCATCATTCATCATGCTTTTGAGAAGGTAAGGGAAGGAACGGTGTATGCCGCGCCCTACAACCCCAAATATGACGTCATGAGGTACGTTCGCATGATGAAATCTGATGTAGAGGCTATCAAACTGACGCATAAGACCGTCGAGAGCCCCATCAAAGAGGGTGATGTTATCGGATTTGCCATGAACCAGGTCAAAGATGACCAATTTGAGAATAAAGTGACCTTCCTAGACTGCGACGAGGAACTTTATGAGGTAGACTTCTCCACCGTCTTTTACTGGAAGCCCAAGGGAACGAAAGAAATTAAGGTAACTCCCGGCTGGGCCATCATATCCATGGAAAAACAGCAGATGGAGAAGTATGGCAACCTCCTTTTGTTCAAAAAAAACGATTACGTCCCCACAAAAGGGGTAATTGAGTACATCTCGGAAGGTGAAGGGGGGAGCTCAGAATTTGGGCTGAAGCCAGGCGACAAAATTATGTTCACCAAAGACATGAACGTGGCCGTAGAAATAGATGGACGGACGCTATTTATGATCGCTCACTCTCAAATTCTGGGTACCTATGAGTAATTACTTCCTAAATAAAGCGGAGACGGTATTCGATAAGTACCCCAGGCTAAAAAATCTGGCCTGCTTCAAGAAAGACTGCGAGGGAGCCCAGAATTACAGTGACTCCGAGTGGAAGGCGATATGTAAGTATGTCGTCTACCGCGTGGACCGTGATAGCCCCATCGCACAGCTCGCAGATGAGCAGCAAGCCAGAGAAACGGCAGTTCGTGAGAGTTATCTGCCGGCCAACATCGCAGACTTGATCAGGAAGGAGGACGATGAGATCCTGTTCATCAATGACATGATCGTTGAGTTTTTGCTTCTCGTCCGTGACTACCGTATGCAGGAGCTTGTCTCCATCCGGGGGATACTCAGGAAGATTATGATGTCGTCCATCTCCCCAAATATGGAGATGCAAGTGTCGTCGAAGGGCGATGCCAGCCACCACTTTACGATGATACGATCCCTGGAGAAGTTTCCGGATCTCTCAAAAAGGGCCATCGAGCTTGAAAGAGAGCTATTTGGACTCCACCAGAACGACAAGGAAGAAGAAAAAGGCTCCGGATGGGAGGTGGCAAGTATTTCTGAGCGAATGGCAAAGCAATCATTATACTAAATGAAGGGATATAAGCGAGAATATGGCAAAAGATCGAAGGAAATCACCGTTGGTGAGGTTACTTTCCAATTGCCCGTTCCACCGCTTAGAAAGGAGATAGCCAACCATGGCATGAAGAAGCGCCAGCAGAAGTTCTATCGGACAGAACGACCCAAAAATTGGGGTAGCATGTCCAAAGATGAGCGCATGGACTTCATTTATGAAGAGTGGAACCGTAGGGAACAAGGATATTGGTTTTTCAACAATGGAGAACCTACCTACATCACTGGCACCCACTACTTCTTCCTGAATTATTGGCAACCCAACAACGAACCACTAGAATATCGATATACAGACAGGGAATTTTTCCTGCTTTGGGATTATATCCTTCACAATCAACAGATTCATGGCCTCCTGTATATCAAAAGAAGAAGGGAGGGAGCAAGCACAAAGGCTGGCTGCATCAACTATGACATGGTTTCACAGTACAAGAACGTGAAATCAGGGATTCAGTCCATGGAGGAAGGCCACGCTCAGATGTTGTTCACTGAGATGATTGTGAATCCTTTCGTTAGGCTGGCTACCCTGGCACCATTCTTTAAGCCCCGTCACTCCGGGAAGGTGCGTCCGAAGGATATGATCAATTTCATCATCCCCCCGGATACGATGACCAAGAAGAAGCTGAAGGAAAATGCCTCTGAGATGGATGAGTGGGGGGATACATCTTTTGGTCGTGATGATGCAAGTTTGGAGTCTCAAATCACCTTTGGGCCGGCCAATGAAAAGAAATACGATGGATGGCAATTATTCTTCTATTGGGCAGATGAGATTGGGAAAACGGGTGGTAAGATCAATGTAGACCGCCGTCATGAAGTGTGCAAGCACTCAGTAGAGAAAAATGACCAGATCGTTGGCAAGATGCTCTATACATCCACCGTCGAAGAGATGGAAAAGGATGGTGCCAAGCATTGCAAGCAGATGTGGGACGACTCTAGTATTACTGACGTTGATGAATACACTGGCCAGACACGTTCTGGCCTCCTTCGCTATTTTAACCCTGCATACAGAGGATATAAGATCGATGAGTACGGAAACGACAAGATATTGCCAGATGGTAGAGTTGAAGGTAGGGTGATACTGGAGGCAAAAAGGCAACAGCTACGTGAGGCGGGGAACAGAAAGAAGCTCAACGCCTTCATGCGTAAGTTTCCATTTACGATCAATGAGGCCTTCCTTCCTGAAGCACATGAATGTCTCTTCGACTCATTGAAGATTGATGAACGTCAGCTAGAAATAACCGACCTTGAAGCATTGGGAGCAGCACCATACGTCCGTGGCAACCTGTCATGGAAAGGAGGGGTATCGCCGAGGGGTGATCAGCGCGACCTGAAGCCTGAAGTAGTGTGGGAGCCAGATCCCGAAGGGCGATTCCAATTGTCCCGAAAGTTCCGAATAGATGATAAGAATGACGTCGAGTGGTCTAATGAGATGGAGAAATGGATGCCAGTCTCTACCCATAAGAAGATCGCTGGCGTAGACCCATACGATTACTCCAAAACTACCAATGCCTCTACCGAATCGAAAGGTGCCGGCGTAGTGCTTACCAGATATAACCCACTGGAAGAGGAAGAGTCCGGCAGGTTTGTCATCTGCTACAAGGAGCGCCCCAACACCAACAAGGACTTCTATGAGGATATGATCAAAATGGTTGTATTCTGCGGTTGCGAGGCCGTCATAGAGAAAAATAAACTAAGATGTTTAGATTACTTCTATGATCGTGGCTTTGGAGCCTTCGTTGCTGGCAAACTGAAGATGGGACCCAATGAACGAAGGAAGAGGGATCGCATAGAAACCAAAGGTGGGGAGTTCACCACAATATCTAAGAAACAAGCCATGGCAGAGGTCATTGAAACCTACGTTTTCTATTTCTGCCACATGATAGACTTCCCGGACATCCTGGAAGAGTACCGCATAGTATCGATTGAGGAAGCCAATAAGTTTGACCTCTTTATTGCTACCGGCCTCGCCCTCCTGGGGAATATCCACGCCAAAAAACGAATTATCTCAAAACAACAACAGGTCTATAACCTGGTACAAACATATAAGCTATGACAACATTTGGAATACAGGGCGAAAGAAACTATCCCCCAGACGATATCTCCCCAAAAAAGAAAGGGAAGGATTGGTGCCTGAAGGCGGCAAAAGCCATCCATGGGGATTACTATAATTCTGCTTTATACAAGTACCAGCAGAAAATTCCGGAACTGAGACGGTATGCCAAAGGGAAGCAGAACACCGACAAGTACCTGAAGCTGATGGGCATCAAAAAGGATGCTTCCTTCGTCAATTTGAACCAGGAAGCCCTGAAGATCGGAGCCAAATATACAGACCTGGCAGTAGGGATGCTCTCCAAGGTGCAACTGAAGCCCAGCTGTACGTCCGTAGATCCGAATAGTATCGACGCTAAAACCCAGCATGAGTTCTACCTGAAAAGCATGAATTTTATGGGTGAAAATACAAAGTCTCCCATCCTCCAGGATATCATGTCCCGGATTCCAAACGGCGAATATGAGGTGCGTAGGTACCTGGAGACGGACTACAAGCAGGCAATCGAGATGGACATGGAACGGGGCATTGATATGACCCTGTACCAGAACAATTGGAGCGAGATTGAGAAGGGCATGAAGCGGGACCTCGTTGAGTCGGGGGTGGCTTGTGACCACACCTACGTAGATAATACGGGAATGGTGCGTATGCGTAAGGTAGACCCTCAATTTTTGGTTGTTCCTCCCGTTCAGAACGCTAACTATAAGGATGCCAGGTACATCGGCGAGATGCAGTTCCTTACTGTCGCCGATCTAAGGATGCTGGACGTCAACAATGACTTGTCAGATGAGGATTGGAGAGATGTGATCGATCACCATACGTCTGGACCCAAAACGCAGCACGCCAATAATGGTGGCCTCATGACTTGGAAGTATGAAAACTATGACTCTCGCAGAGTAGAGGTCATGAACTTTGAGTACATGAGCTATGATCAGATCGTCCACGAAGAGAAAGACACCAAGTACGGAACACCCACCGTCAATCGCCGGGATATCAACTACCGGACACCCAAAAAATCCAAGTATAAGAGAAAAGAACTGCGATCACGCTTCAAGGTGTGGTACAAAGGGATATGGATCGTAGGCACAGATTACATTCTCGCCTACGGAAAGTGTGATTATCAGGTTCGGGGAAATAGAAGCCAGGGGAAACTGGCAGATGCTAAGAGTAGCTACTGTCCTTACGTCTTGGGGTTATCTGAAGGAAACAATACTCCGGTCTCCCTGGTAGAGAGGATGATCCCACACATTGACGATCTCCAGCTTACATGGTTAAAGATTCAAAACACCAAAGCCAAAACAAGGCCTAAAGGTGTTAAGTTCGACGTCGATCAGGTGGCAGCGGTCGCAGCGAAACTGGGAATGGGGGAAAATGATGTTTACACGGTGATGTCGTACTTCGACGCTACCGGTAATCTCCCCTATTCTTCTAGGGCTAATGCTATGCTGGCAGCAGAAGGATATCTCAACCAGCAGGATCCTATCTCTGAGCTCGACAACGGACTTCCAAAAGACTACCGCGTGATGGTAGAGGATATGTTCAACGCTATCCGCATGATCCAAGAGGTAACAGGGATCAATGATGCCGTAGATGCTTCCAACGTGGACTCCAATCGTCCGGTAAAGACGTCCCAGATGGCAGCGATGGCCGCAGGAACCGCTATGTGGAACATCCTGAGTGCCTACGAGCATATCTTCCTGAACACTTGTAGATGTGTAGCCAAGAAGTTACAGCAAGTGGTGTCCTCAAAAGGGCCTATCTCGGGCTATATCCGAGCGCTCGGAGAAGGTAAACTGATGACGTTCAAACTATCGAAGGAAATCTCATACGTTGAGTTTGAACTGATGGTGACCTCCATGCCAGACGATGATGAACGTCAACTCCTGAACGATTGGATCATGAAGTCCCTCGCAGCAAGGCAGGCGCAAGGTGGTCGAGGTGGCATTGACATCGGAACGGGAATGAAAGCTTTCCGGATGGCCAAATATAGCCCACGCGATGCCGAGACTTACCTGATACAGCAGATCACCAAGCAAGAGCAGATAGATAGGCAGGCGGAGCTTGAAAATATCCAGATGAACGCCCAGGTACAGCAGCAGTCAGCAGCACAAGCACAGCAGGGCCGCAACCAGGAGAAGCGGATGGATGCCCAGACGAAGATGGCCCTCGCACAGCAGCAAGGCCAAGATAAAATGGACCAAATACGTCTCCAGAAGGGTCTGGAGGGCATAAACACCCTCTATGCCAACCGTCAGGCAGCACAGGTACCAGCGTAATTCAACTTTTAAGTTGTTTTTTGTTAATTTTCTTTAATAAATCATTATTAATTCATAAATTTAAACCATGAGTACGAACACACTTGATAGCGTTTATGCCCAGATGAATGATGGGAACCCTGCACCACCCCAGCCGGTTAGCGATCAGCAGCCCCCGGTGAGTAAAGGAAACCCAGCACAAAGTCAGGATGTAAGCCAAGTAGTACCAGCAGTCGAAGGCGCTCAGCCAAAAGCCCCGCAACAGACGGATCAACAGCAAGCACAACAGCCCTTCGATTGGAGTTCTTTTGGAGAGGGGATTGATTCCCCAGACGCCTTAAAGGAGCATTTTTCAGCACGAAACACCGAAAACGAGCAGTTGCGAGGTGAGTTGGAAGCACTCAAAGGTAAAAATCCATTTTCACATGAGCTTGTAGCGAAGCTGAATGAGTACGTAGGCATGTCGGACGATCCTGAAAAGGCCATCCGTCAGTACCTCGACTTGCAGGCGCGTGATTTTTCATCCATGTCTGAAGATGATCTCATCAAAGAGATGATGATGCGGGAGACGGGATTGAATAGTGGTCAGGTTGATCTCCTGTTTAACAACCAATATTCAACGAAAGATGAAGATCCTGGTGAGATGCCGGATGATGTAGAAGAATACCAGCAATGGCTTCAGCGCAAGTCGGATATCGCTAATCGCAAGCAGTTGGCAGCAGTCAACAAGGCGGCAAAAGCAAATGAGGCCCGGAAGTATTTCCAGAACCTCAAAGAAAAGACGAAAGTCCCCGAAGCTTTTGCCAAGCGCCAGGCAGCAGAAGCAGCGCAAGCTCAGAAAAAAGAAGTTTTCCTCAAATCCCTTCCTCAGATGGTTAAGGGTGCATCCCTCGACTTTGGGTTTGGTGAAGGAAAGAAAAGTTTTCAGTTCGCAATAGACGCAGACTCGATGACTGAGATTATGGGAGTCCTTCCCAACGTCCCAGGCATAGAAAATATGGACAAAGCAGGCCTCATGAATACCGTTGAGGTTCTGGCCCTGACGCAACCGCAAACAAAACAAAGGTTGCTGGCGGCAATGTGGAAGCACATCTCTAGCCAGGAGATCAAAGAATTACATGGTGATCTTGGCATCAACGGAGACGTCACCCCAAAGCCAACAGGCCAACGTCCAAATCAAGGAGAGTCAGCCGCGTATAGTGCGATCTATGGTCAATAATACCTAAATCGTAACAACCATGTCTAAGATTGTAACAACCCCCGGTAATCCTTCAGGTCACGGTTCCGTCATTGGTGCCAGTTTGATCCATGCAAGTGATTTGCACAAGCCGGAATATGATAGCCAGTACTACAAAAGGTACAAAGGCTTTGATTTCATCGCATTGATGGAGTCTTTGGGCCGCAAGACAGCGATCCGCAACAAATTTATCTCACACTTCGAACGCCCACGTACTGAGAAGGCTTTTCAGGTAGGAACCGGAACAGCTGGATCTGCGGGTGCTTTGAAGCAAGTGGCTATCCACGCCAACAGCCACAACAGCAACGGTCAGTCTTTCCCTATCGTGGGAGATATCGTGATGTTCTCCAATGGAGTACAGGCCAAAGTCGTAGCCAAGGACACCACCGCCAATGCTAACACCATTGACTGTGTGCCTTTGATTTCTACTGAGCTTGTCCCTGCATTGACAGCGCTGGACTATGTGATCGTCATCTCTCAGGTGAGTACCACTGGTTCATCTGCCCCTGGTTCTCGCAAGTGGGAGCCTTTCAAGGTAGACTCTTACCTTCAGATCATCCGTGCCAACCATACCATCGATAACTCCGCAACTCTCTCTGAGGCTTGGGTGAATTTCACCTTGGAGGATGACGATCCCCTGGTAGGCAATGGCATTTTCCGCGCTGGAAACTATAAGTTCCTGGCAGACGAGGCGCACACATACGAGCTTTTCCAGATCCAGCGTGAGTTGGCATTGGTGTTCGGTGTGCAGGCAGACAACACAACCATCACTTCCCCAGGAAATGACAAGGAGCAGTACACGACCCATGGTTTGATCCCATCCATCAAGGATCACGGCATCAACCCAGCAGCTTACGTTGCAGGCGCATACGCTCTGTCCAACCTGGAAACCGTTACTACCCAGCTTCTCCAGAACGGTGGTGGTAATGAGTACCTGAAGCTCTGTGGTATCACTTTGAGCCAGGAGATGAACGCATTTATCCACAACCTCTTCCAGAACGGTGGCGTCACTTATGGTGCTTTCGGTGGAAGCAAAGATCGTGCTGTGGAGTATGGTTTCTCTTCATTCAAAGTGGACGGTGTGACCATGCACAAGAAAGTATACAACGTATTCTCCAACCCTGAGTTGTTCGCAGCAAGCGGATTCTCTTACCAGGGTGATGCGATGTACTTGCCGATGGATACGGTTATGGATGCTAAGTCCAACAAGCGTATCCCATCTCTCCGCCTGATCTATCGTGGTGACGGTAGCTATGACCGTGACATCCAGACTCAGATCGGTGGTGGTATGCGCCCAGGTATCAATCCTACCACTTCTGATGACATCCTCTCAGTGGATTACTTGTCAGAGTGTGGCCTTCAGACAATCGCGTTGAACCGATTCGTCTACCAGGAAAGAACCACATAAGATTGAATCTTCATAGGGGTGGTACAATATCGTACTACCCCTTAACTACAAATACGATGAGCAATAAGAATGTAGTATTCTACCACATACGTAGACGCGAAAACCCACATTTGAAAGGGCATATCATGGCCCCTGCACTCTATCAGGCACCTACGACCTCCAGGAAATTCAGGCAGATGCCCGATGGCCCGGTGCAAGATGGTGTTACCACTTATAGCGATCCCCGTTTGGTGGGCCATCGCCAGCAGCAAGTGGGTGGGGCTATCGTCTCCGTTGAGGTAGATAGAACGGCAATCACGTTCAACAACCGTGGAGAACTGTTCGTTCCTGCGTCCAACAAGAAACTGGTCCAATTCATGCGTAATCACGAATTATGCCAAGGATCCCTGGCCAACCAAGTGACGCAAGCGCGACCAAAATTCTATGAGTACAATCCGGAGCAGGCATTTGAAAATGAAATGCTGGCAATCGAGAACCTGGCAGCAGTAGTAACTCACATCAAAGACCTTAACAAAGAGCAGTTGGTGAACTACGCCCGTCAGTTTAATCTGCCGATCGTTCGTCCTGAGAACATGGACCTGAAGCGCTTGCAGCAGGCGCTATTGATTCAGGCAAAGATGTCCCCGGAGCGCTTCATGGTACCCGAGACAATCACCTATGGTGAAGTGATCACGGACATCAAGAAGTGGCAGAAAAGTAAGGTCATCACCTTTTTCGGTGGTGGCAGAGGAAAAACCCCGGAATGGAGATGGAACACTCTGTACCAGCCAGAAGGGGCAGATCGCGTGATCCTGGAAATGAAACCGGGACAGGATAAATACCTTGTTTTTGCGGAGTTCTTAGCGAAAAATGAGATCGTCCAGGATACTATCCGGGAGGCCGCAGGGACATAAAAAAGAAAAACCATGGCAATCAGTTATACGGCCAACTTTGACTATAATACCCAGCAGCTAGTTCTGACTGATACTCGGGACTATGCTGGTGAGGGGCTTGCGTCCGGCGTTGGCATCTTTAAGGTCACCGATCCCCTGGGAAATGTGATCTACAAAAATACAGGCTACGATTCTGACAGTTTCGTGTCCGGTGATGTCATTTATGGCACAAGCACTACCCATGCCGTTGCTCTCCCCTTGGTGAGTGGCGCAATAGTGGAAGGGGTATATACCGTATCAATGAAAAACCAGGTATCATCACCTGTCGTTGAGACGGAACTTACTCAGACGTATAACTTTGCCAACCCAACAGCAACAGTTGATATTGATGTTACAGTTAATGTCAATACGCCATCGATATTAGCCGAGGATAGTACGGTCTATGGCTCTGGTGCCTCCGTGGTGAGAGCCTGGACTGTATTTTATCCCGCCTCCCTGGCGCTGACGTCGATTACGGGAACCGCTGGCTCCATTCTGATTCAGGCCCCAACCGACATTTATACGGGATCCTACGAAGCGCAATTGGTGTCTACCGTTACCTATACAGTAGCATCTGACGCTACGCTGGGAACGGCAGCACATACCATGGCAGTAGTATTTACTACCGTCAAGAAATTTGTGGTTGACTCCAGCACCCTTTGTGCGGCCTATGACTGCGTGAAGGCGATGGAGGCACACTACCAGACGCTTCTGAGCTCAAATACCAATACAGCAGCAGACTTCAAGCCTCGATTGGATGAGGCTATCCGCTTGTTGGCGCTGATCCTGACGGGAATTTCCTGTGGCCAGGATACGTCAACCCTCTATGCGGATCTGAAGGAGGTCTATGACAACTGTTCCTGTGATGGTGATTGTGCCTGTGACCCTACGTCCAACGATGTTCCGACATTGATTACCCCCACATCCTCTGACCTGATCATCTACGATGTCGCTCCAGGGACGGGAATCGATGTTACTCCAGTAGTAGTCGGAAACACAAAGACCTGGACAATTTCGTTGTCACCGTCAACAGTTTTCACTGTGGCTCTGAATAACGGCACTCCTGATGAGCTTACCATCCAAAGTACAGGCTCCGGAAACAACTTTGCGTGGACCATTTCACACAAAGCTCCCGATCCGTGGGTAGAAGTGGATAGCTTCCTAGATGCAGACTATGTGAAGATCACAACCGAGTCTTATCTGGGGAATGACTTTTCTCCACTGAAGTACAGAATGGAACGAAAATACACCCGGTCAGATGCTCAAAGTAGTGCATTGGTGCGACTGAGTGGCCAGATTCGCCTAAATAGGACGTCTGGAGCGTTCCTTGCTGATGATGTATTCGATATTCCTGGCACAACAGGGACAAGGTATCGCCCTCAGTTTGTTGAGACGGTACAGGCATCTCTTTTTACAGGTACAGGTACAGTCCCCTTGGGGATTATCATCCGTCCTGATGGCCGTGTTAATATCGAGGACCCAACAGACCTTTCGTCGTTGACAGCCTATTCCGGGACGTACTTCATTGTTTCAGTAGAAGCTACTTACGAGGCTATTGAGCCTGTACCATAATGACAATCAACGAACTACGAAATATCATCAATACGCTGGCTAATCAGAACTCATTCGGGGACATCTCTCCGGATGACTTTAATACAGCGCTCCATCAGGCACATGAGGAATACTTCAGTGATAAGCTGGACGAATTTGCCAAGGGCCAGAAGGAGAATGATGATATGAACGTCCTCAAAGAGAGGGTGTCACTAAATGTGGGTTCTTATGGTGTGGTGTCAAAGCCTTCCAATTACGCCTATGGCCTCGCCGTTAGATTGGCGACCGGCGCAAACCAAAAAGAGGTAGAAGTAGAGATCCTGAGTGATGCAGAGTGGGCAAACCGTTCATCCTCTGCATTGATCAGTACCGACGAATACCCTATTGCCAGGATCGACAATGATGGGATTCAGGTCGACGGAGTATCAGATAGGATTATCCTGTACTACTTACGGAAGCCAGTGACTCCATCATGGGGATATACAAGTACGGCGGTACCCAACAGTATCTATGGGCGTCCTACCTATAATTCTGCGACAACCGTAGAGTCCGACTTCCAGGATAGCCCAACAGCCATGAGGACTATTTTATATAAGGTGGCACAAATTCTGGCCATCCCTATTCAGCGCCAGGACCTATTGCAATTTAGCGCAGCAAAAGAACAGTCATGAAGATCACAAAAAGTCAATTAAATGAGTCTATTCGCAGATTGTTGGCCGGGGGCAATGTCTCCACCGATCATCCTGTGCATACCGTTGATATTGACGTCCTCATTACTGATGTAGGCCTAGACATGCTCTCTGAGTTTATTGAAGAGTATCGCCGAAGAGAGGGGCAGAGAACAATCCCTGGGCATACGCTTGTCCCCAAAACGGGAATTGCAGTCACAACAGATGGGGAAAGGTGTTTCGCCGAGCTCCCCTTCCGTGTGGTGGATCTCCCCAATGATGAAGGTGTGTATAGGGTGAGCAGGGCCGGATCAAACGCTATGGTCAGAGTATGTCCCTTACACGAAACAATATACCAGGGAACGATTGCCGGTCAGACTTCGATGGTGGAGAACTTCCATGTAGAAGGTGACCGAGTATATTTTTCAAACCTGACAGGGGACCTTGCTTCAGTGAACATGATGTTGCTGGGCATCCCCAATGATCAAGACGCATCAATCAACGTTCCGGCAGGCTGGAAGGATAGATTGAGAGAAATTGTACTATCTAGGGCCAACCTTATTGCAAGCCGCCCTGAAGATATGAGACTGAACAGAAAAGACGATACAAATGTCGCTAATTAAGATCGATCAAATAATCCGGAATGTGACCATGGACCCTGCGTATTCATGGGACAACTACAACCGATACCTGGCGTATGCTATTCGCGGTGTCAGGGATTTGTCTATCCATGCGGCAACACCTAAGTCAACGTACCTTACGCTCGACAATGCGAAGGTGGCCACTCTCCCCAATGACTTCATGAGGCTTTCAAAGCTCGGAATTGTCGTTGATGGCCGGATAGAGATGCTTACCGTTGACCCACATATCGTCAGCCCGAAAGGGACGCTATGGACTTGTGAGAATGGAGAGGTAACAACTACTCCCCCTCCTGGCACTAACACTCCCGTTCAGTATTTTACCCCCTTCACTACGGGGTATGGCCTGAACTATGGCTGGCCCCAGGCGATCTATGGTTATGGTAAGGGTAAAAACCCAACAGGCCTGTATCGCATCGATTACAACAACCGTCAGATACAGTTCTCCAGCAATGTCACCGAAGGTACGGAAGGCCTTGTGATGGAGTATATCACCAATGGCCTGGCAACGGAGCCGGATGGACATACATACATCGATGAAAGGGCATTTGAGGCGGTAGAGGCATTTATCAAGTGGAAGGAAGAAGAAGGTAAGCCATCACAAAAGGCAAAAGCCATTGACAGAAGTTACTGGCGAACAAGATATCAATCAGCCAAAGCTGACTACATAACAAGTAAGTTCGGAATGACGATGCAGGATCTTACGTGGTTCACAGACTCCGCATATAGCCTGACACCTAATCGTCCGATGCTTTAAATATGGAATATGTTGACAAAATACTATTTGGGGGATTAAACAGTGATGATGAGGAAAGGAGCTTTCAGCCTGGAGATTATCGCGCTGCCCAAAATTGCCGGATCGCAATAACCGATAGCGGTGCCGATGGGGCAATGGTGAATATCCCTGGCACCCGAGACACTAATGTTGAGTTCACAACAGACTCTACATACACGGTAATCGGAACGTATGAAAAGAGAGACGGCACTACCATTTATTTTGTCCACAACTCATCCACTGACGACCATAGAGTAATTCAATATGATCCTACAACTTCCACCGAAGGAGATAGTCAGATTCTCCTTCAGAATGACCCCAACGGCTCCACAGATGTTCTCCAGTTCGACAGCCAGCGACTCATCTCTGGTGTGGAAGTGGTCGATGACAACCTGTTCTGGACCGACGACAACAATGGGATACGTCATCTTAACATAACAAAAGCGCAGCGCTACGGCAAAAGCATAGAAGTGGAGATCGTTTTTGGTGTGCCCGAAGATGGCTCCAACGCCGTTTTTGCTAATGGCGACACCTATTCCTTTGAGGCCTTCAATGAAACGGGAGCCACACAAACAGGTGGTTCTGTCCTTATTCTTACCGCCAATGGCTCCTATGAGGATGACCTGGAGGAAGGAGCAGTAGAATTTGCTGCCGCCTTCAATACTAATGGTACAGTAAATAGTTTGTATCAGGCAGAGGCCAGGGGGAAATCCGTGTTCCTTACTGAAGTGGGATCAACATCAAGGAGAGATGGCCTGAGTCCCACAGTAGCAGTAAATACTACGAGCTCAGCACCCGTATCGTGGTACTACACCAACGTATATCCTTTGGCGATCTCTGAGCAGATGATTAGCCTCGCCAAATATCCTCCCGTCCAGGCACCTTCAGTTTCATTCATTAAGGATGCCAATAAGGAAGGAAATTTCGTAAATGACAGCATTTTTCAATTTCAATATAGATACGTCTATGATGGTAACTTTAAGTCTGCATGGAGCCCTATAAGTGATGTGGCCCTTCAGTCTCCCAGTTGCTATGATGGCCATGACTACAATGGCATAGAAGTAAACTTCACAGATGCCGTCACTGCCAGCAGAAACCTAATGAATGAGATCGTTAGGATTGAAGTTGGAGTAAAAGAACATAACACCGGTGACTTACGCCTGGTAAAATCTATACCCAGGAATGAGGTCGGGCTTCATAAGTCCTTTATCTACTTCTATAATGATCAGGAATATCCCGTTGTAGATCCGGTAGATGCGGCAAAGCTTTACGACTCCGTTCCTATCAAGAGTCGTTCGCTCATTGGTACCCTCCAGAACAACAATTCTGACCAACGGCTGATGTTGGGCGGAAACCTGGAGGGGTATGACAATGTACCAGTAAACGTAGACATTACCCCGAGCCTTACGCCTATTGTGGATTGCGCGGGTAGATATACCGTTGAATTTACTCTGAAAATTGAAAACCTTATTAACTCCGATATTGGGGCCGTTCACCAACACGAAAATGATATATGGCCTACATTTGGAGGTATCAAACCCTCCGGATCTTATGTCTCTGGTGTAGGTACAGATTACCTCCAATATCTTCCGGAGGGTGGCTTTGTGGGGTATCTCGCAGGCACCAACCATTTTGCTATTTCTACCCAGGATGAGGACGCCGCAATCTCAGCGTACAGTGACTCCGAAAAAAATATCTATGATTCATCGACGTCTGGATTGAGAAATGATATCGAAACGGCAATTACTACCGGCACGCTGCGCCAGAACTTCTCTATACCCAATGTGAAGCCAGGGCGATATGTGATCAGAATAGCCTCCCATTGGTGTTCCTTTGGGGACAAGCTCGGAAAGGGTGCTGATTATGACCTTAACAATGGCCGCAGGTACCAGACGACCTCCAGTTATGTGGATGGAGTAGATACTGGAGGTGGCGTTGTCTTTGGAACAGAAATTATCGTAGACCTCCCACATATCGGGGCCGGATCTACATCCACGGTAAATGCTGGGGAGTTTGTTCTGAAAGACCTTACCGATCCCAGCGTAGGTGGAACGGCAGATGCCCTCCATGGATACCTGTTAGACGCAAAGGGATCTTCAGATATCGAAGATTTGCAGTCAGGGATCAGAATGGAAAAGAGGATCGTAAATGCCTATGATAGCAGTACGTCCCTCGGAAATACCAGAACAGACCATAATGGGTTCTTTTTCTGGACATCCTCAAATCCATTCACATACCTTAGAATAGGAATTGAGGACCAGGCAGGCAACGAAACCGTCTCCAGCACATCTTCCTTCCATTATGAGGGTGGACTATTGGAATTGGCTGATGGTACCTTGGCCACCAAGCAGAAAAATTATATCACTTCCGGAACGAATGCTTTGAAAGAGGCAATCGTATGGAATGAGAATGAGTCTTTCAGAGACACTTATGCCACCTTCATTACGGGTAGGCTCCTTAACACAACGACAAGTGAGCCCATCAAAGGAATGAACGTGGTAGTATCTGGCGTGGGAAGGACCAGTGTTACAGATACAAAAGGGGAATATCGTATTCTGGCTTATACAGATGGGGCCACTACCCTGCTCACCGGATCATCTAACTTCTCCAATAACTCGGTATGTTGTATGACCATCTCCCCCAACGCTAGGGTATTATCCCTTACAGGGATGGGGACTACATACACGCTGGAGAATATTTATAGGGATACTGACGTCAACTTGGCAGTATCAAGCTCCAGCCTCATCGATGGCTTTCGCTTTAAGCGGGGTGGTCGCGTACAGTTGGGTATCGTCTATTATGACGCTGCCGGACGTAGTGGCTTTGTGAATACCGTAGACTCGATGATTGTGGAGACTCCCTGGTGGGAAACGGTGAATGGAGATTCCTTCAATAACCTTACCTACCAGATACACCATACTCCCCCGGTCTGGGCTACACACTACCAGATCGTAAGGACCAAAGATCAAGTGTACCAGGATTATAGACAGTTGGTGATCGATAACGCGCAGTATGTTTCAGGCTATGACTCTGCAACAGATACCCCCAACTATGTGTCTTTTGGTGATCAGATGCAGGAAGTGCACATCTCCCTGGCAACATTGACCAAGTATGCAGAGGAAAATGCCGGCAGCAGGCTAAGCTATCAGTACGTCGAAGGCGATCGTATCCGTCTTGTCCGTCAGGCCGATGGCACATATTACGATACCCTGTTTGACTATCCTATCAAGTCGCAACGTGGCGGCAACCTGGTTATCGACATCTCAAATGATATTCCAGAGCTTGAAGAAGGAACCTGGATAGAAATATATACTCCCAGGGCATCTGGGGAGACAAAGTTATTCTATGAGTTTGGCTTCAGAGATGCCATTGGAGATGCGGGATTGAGTACACGCTACCATGAGGCCCCCGTAATTGATCAGACGTCCTCACTGCCTGCTACGGGCCTTATGTTTGAGGGTAATAGTTATCTTCGGAAACGCCAGATGACGACCACCACCGGCAAGATATACGAGGCCCTGGTAGAGTCTCCGTCCAGGTCTGACTTTTACCTTTCCGACGATGAAAATATAGGCCGCGTAAATACGGTCAACAGAGATGCCCGGCAGCAGCAAAGGACCTCCCACTTACGTTTCTCTGATCCCTACTCCGTGGATCTGAATGTAAATGGCCTTTCCAGTTTCCAGGCACTCAATGGAACGTCCTTCCCGGCAGACTATGGTAGGCTGGAGGCCCTTGTGTGGGCAAAAAATGTGATGCTGGCAATATTCAATAATGAGACGATTGCAGTATATGTCAATGAAACGGTGATTTCCGATGCCTCTGGAACGCAAAATCTTCTGGCGGTAGGCGATAAGGTTTTGGGATACTGGCGTCAACTGGCCGGTGGGCATGGTACTTATCACCCTGACTCCGTAGCTGAAGCTGATGGGGACGTATATTGGTATGATTATCGCCGTTCCAGGGTGTCAAGATACTCCAACGATGGCATCACGGAGATTTCTGCTAATAAGATGCGCAAGCACTTCGATGATCGCTCTGCCTACATGGATAAGAGGGATAATGGATCAGCGGCAATAGGCGTATTTGACAAGAAACACCAGGAGTACATCCTGACATTGTTCTATGATGATGTTCTTACTGCGGATACCATCGTCTACAATGCGAAAGCAAAGAGATGGGTATCTCTCGTTTCCTATGTTCCGGAATATTACTCCAGGACTGACGGTGATCGATTGCTGTCCTTCGTAGATGGCCGTCCATACCTTATGAATGAAGGCGCGGAATATGGCAACTTCTACGGCACAAGATATGATCAGTATGTTACTATTGTAGCCAACGGCAATCCAGATATACAGAAAGTGTATATGTCCCTGGCGGCACATGCCAACTTTGTGGATGCTTCGCTTGGCCTTTGGTATGCCCCGACAATCATCGTCAAAGACAGTGAGACGGGAGCAAATAAGCTCAGTGAATTGGTGGAGTCAGACTTCGAACATGAAAGCGGTGTGTGGCGGTCAAAGTTCCTGCGTGACGTCAATACGGTGGCCGTAACAGATCCACTATTCAATGGGGATCGTTTGAAGGGTAAAACATTGGAAATCAAGTTATTGAATAGTAATTATAATTATGTAATTATCAATAATTTGCTTATATTTTCAAATTCAGATTATTTATCAATACCGCAATAAAAAATGCCACTTCCATTAGCAGCCATAGCAGCATTAGCTGGCCCAGCCATGAAAGCCGGAACGTCCATTTACCAGGGCATCCGAGCGAAGCAGTTGAGGGATAGAAACCCGCGTCCGACATACAGGATACCGGGAGAAGTGGGTGAGGCAGCAGCAGCAGCGAGGTTGGCATATAATGACCCCAACCTGTACGCTCGAAATATTGCTGCCCGTCAGTTAGAAGCAGGCACAGCCGCCAATGCTGGCAGGGCTATCGATATGGGCAGGGGTGGTAATGAGGTATTGGCAACAATCGCAGCCCTCTCCGGAAATCAGAATAGAGCGCTGGAGAACCTGGCAGTAGAAGGGGATCTTGCCCGTAATCAGCGTTTTGGGCAGATGAATAGAGCGCTGAACCAGGCGGCAAGGTATCGTGACTATGCCTACCAGGAAAACCAAAAAGAGCCTTATACCCAGGCACAGCAGGCAGCAAGCGCACTGGCTGGAGCATCTATTCAAAATATGTATGGTGCTACGTCCGACTTCTCAGATATTGCCACTAAGCTTTTGCCGATTGGTGATCTGAAAGGCAACAATACTGGCACCATGTCCAATATTGGAGGTAAGCTGAGTAATGATGACCTGGGACGTCTGGTGCAATCACTGATCGCCAGATCCGGATTGGCTGGAATAGGAAAAGGTGCTGAAATAGGAAAAGGTGCTGAAATAGGAAAAGGTGCTGGAATAGGAAAGGTGCTGGAATAGGAAAAGGTGCTGGAGTGGTGGGTGCTACTTTGGCTAAAAATATACTTGATGGGGCATATTAACAATGGCAGTAATGAACGGACTCGACGGATTATCAAGGATAGGTGAAGCAGTTGTCCTTCCAACCAGGGACAATGGAGCCCCTATTGATAACTATTTGGAGAGAAGGGATAAGGCACAAGCTGAGCTTAATCCTACTAACTCCCCATTTGCCGAATCTCCTGCCGTTGAAGGCCTGTTCCCTGATGACTACCGTGACATTATGGGAAGATACTACGATGTGAGTCGTTTGGCATCTGACTATATGAGGAAGGGGTATAACATCTCCAATCCTACTACCTCAGAAGAGTTTCAGCTTCGAACACAGCTAAGGGAGTTGCAAGCGCAGATTGAATATGATGAGCAATATGCGCGTCAGGGGAAGAGTCTCTATGACCAAGCTCGCAAGGCAGCACTCTCTGGGAAGTATGATATCAACCAGTGGAATGAGCTGGAGCGTCAATACTTTGATGATCGAGCCCGCATGGACTTCGGGCAAAGGCTCGACCTTGGATTACCTACGGTTTCACCCAAGCAAAATCCTTATGTCTTTGCTGATGAGTTTAACCGCCTGAAGTCGAATATCCTGCCGGAGAAAGATACAAACCTTTTCCAGCAGGGAACACTTTATGGTGAGGAAACAACAACGTCCTACACCGAGCAGAGCCGGAAGAATATGGCCATACAGCTGATCTCAGATCCTCGCGGCCAGGAATACCTTTCCACTCAGTTCAATCAGCTTCCCAAAGAGCAGCAAGACAAGATCACTAAGTCAGCAACAGAAAAAGGAACTAGCCCACTATATGAATATAGCCTTTCAGTGGTTAACAAAAATCTGGGCCAGGTACAGAAAGACGCAACCTATAAACAGAAATCAGCGGCGTGGGATAGATTAGGTATCGAAAGGGGTAATTACGAATACTTATCAGAAATGTTGCTTCGCAATATGGCGTTATTGGCGTCTGGAAAAGCGATGGAGGGCGGATCCTATGGCCCCGGCACTCCAGGTCTGTATGCGGGGATGAAGTTTGGCGGTGGCGATAAGACAATCGTCCGCGTGGACCAAAATGCTAACCAGGACGGACTTTTGATTCTGGTAGAATACCGAAATAAGAGTGGTTATGGTGTTAAGCATGAATATATCCCTATTACCAATGAGAATATGTGGACTCAGTTTATCACTCAAATGGTAAAAGAGAACTTTGGCTCGGATGCCGATAGGGTCCTTCATGAAATGAGCAAGCGTTATCAGCAGCAGTACAAGGGAGATCTGAAGAACTTCAGGTGGCAGAATATCTTCCCAGGAAACTCTTCAGGATCACAGCCCAACACTAACAGTAGTGGAGTACAATGGCAATCAAGTGGTGGTAAGAGTAGTTCAAGTAGTGCTTCAGGTATAAAGTGGAAATAATGAACGAAGAACTGAACAAATACTATGAGTATCTGAAAGGGGCTGGAGCAGATGTTCCGGATTCCTTTGATTCTTTTTCCAATACCCTTTCCGATGAAGGTAATAGGGAGACGTATTACAACTACCTCCGTAATGAGGGGTATGATACGCCCGAAACATTTGAGTCCTTCAATTCCACATTATTTGGAACCGTAAAAAAAAAAGACGATACTCAGGTTTCTCAACCTTCTTTGGACGAATCTCCAGAGCCTTTGGAAGAAGCCGAAAACGACCAAGGCCTAGAGGGACCATTAGCCTTAGAAAATCCATGGGATAAGACACTGGAGACTGCGAACATGCAGCCACCAGAAGTACAGCCCCAATGGCAAGAAGCGCTACCCGATGGCTCTATGACCGAGGGGATGGAAGTTCCTGAAGTGAGCATGGATGACGTTGGGAAGATCGAAAGTGGGCCTATCGGTCCAGATAATCCCTACCGTCCAGACCTGAAAGGCTTCGTCCTGGCCGAAAATCAAATCAAATCAAGGTTAAATAATGACAAGATCAAGCCGTGGATGTTCTCCGGCACAAATGATCCTGGCTCCGATGTGACTCCATCGGGTAATCCTGCCTATGAGGGGACAACAGAGCAAGAGCTTCCCAGAGACTTATCCTGGGAGGACCTGGCAGAGCAAGTTGAAAATGCTGAAGGCCAGGATGTGAAGGCCGGAATGGATAAATACCTGAACTATGAGGGCCGTCAGATGCTTGAATACGTTCTCCAGAAGCGTGCCGATGATCGCATGAGGGTACGCAATATGCTTATTGAGCATGATGAGGACGTCCTTCTTCCTATTGAGGGTACAGCCGGCGAAAGTGATGGAGTCGAACTATACGATCTCAATACCTTTGGAATGACAAAAGTCACCAAGGCGGATATCAAAAGCTACCTCGATGGATCAGCAAAGAGATTGTTCGGCGAAGAGTCCCTGGACGATCTCCCGGAAGATCAGAAGAAATTTATACTCAGATCATTCGCAGAGAAATACAGTGACCGTGAAACGGTAGAAACCATGTTCAAAGATTCAGGAATGGACTTTGACGTTTCTCGCCTACAACACATATATGGTGCCTTCACTAAGGGAGCATACGGCATGCTGGAGGGATCAGCGAAACAGACAATGAGGGCGCTTGATCCGGAAGATGGTTATATCAATACCATTAGAAAGTTTGTTTTCGGGGAGCCAGACATGCACCCATTGGCAGAACAGCGATACTGGGAAGATAAAAATATTGCCTTAAACAAGGACTTTAGTGCCCTGGAGAAGAAGCAACTAGGATGGATTGGCGCATATAAGTCAAATCCCAAATACCAAAACTCCTTCCTTTCTAATACCATCCCTTCAGCATTGGGTAGTGCCGTGGGCATTGTCGCCGGTGGTGGTGGTACGCCTTTGGGTATGGGGATTATCGGTTCCGGTGCCGGTGGTGATATGCAGGCAACAGCAGCATTTCAGAAAGGTGCAGATCTGGATGCAGCATTTAAGGCCCAGGTAGTAGGAATGGGAATAGGTGCTTCCGAAGCATTCCCGTTCATTAATATTTTTAATCGATTCAGTTCTGGAGCAAAGGGGTCAATCCTCAAACGTATAGCAATGTCCTCTGGAGAGGAAGGCTTACAAGAGATATTTGCTGGGGCAATGAATAACTGGACAGCCCAACAGCTATATGACGAGAAGCAAAGGATCATAGACGACAAGACACTGGAGGAAGGTGCTGCCGGTGCAATCGTAGGATCTCTATTTGCTGGAGCCGGGGCCCTGGTGGAAGGGCGCCAGAAGAATAAGCAGCCTAAGCTTACAGAGGAACAATCCCGAGAAAAACAGGCTAATCTCCGCAAATTGTATGAGGATGCGAACCCAGAAAAGGTCGCAAAAGAGCAGGAGGCCGAGCAGGCGAAGCTCAAAAAGCTGTATGAGTCTGCCCAGCCAAAAGAGGAAGCAACAACCGAAGAGGGGCCACAAGCGAAGATTCCCGTATCTCCGCAGCCTACTAATGAAGTAACCGATGTAGTAGAACCAATAAATCAAGAAGAAAATGCCGGACTTCCCGAAGATCAAAAACCCGAAGAGGAAATCATCGAAGCTCAAAAAGACGAAGCCCAAATCGAGCCAACAGAAACGGTAGACAATACTGAAGAGGTGGTTGAAGAGGTGGTTGAAGAGGAAGCCGCTGAGCCTAAGTTTGATGTCCAGGAGGGTGAATCTTTAGGAGAGTTGACGTCCAGGAAGAAAACCAAGACGGCTACGGCAAAGCGCATCAAGAAGCTGAAGAAAGACCATGCAGTATTTTCCACTAAGAAGCATACCATCGTCAGAGATAGAGATGGGCTCCATGTGATTAAAAACAAAGAAAATGCTCCCGAGGACCGCACGAAGAAAGTGTATCGGGAAGTGGTGAAGCAATACATCGCCGAGAACTTTGAGTCCATGGAGAACGCCGATGAGATTGTAGAAGTGGCAATGGTCTGGGATGCGAACCGCCCACTACGGAAGGGTGCTGGCCGTGCTGATATGGGGGTAGACGATGTTATTGCCAGTGAGATAGGGGGTATGAGCCGTGCTGATTTCGCCCGTTATGGAGATCCTAATGCGATCACTGAACAGATGGCCAAAGCTTATGGTATGGACGAGAAGGCTGATGGCATTGATGCTGATATTGAAGTTGCTAGTGCTTCCAATTTTGGGGGAAGGGATGATGCAATCACACCAGAAGATGTCGTTGATTTTATGATTCGATTCCCAGGAGGCCCAAAAGACTTCAGGGCTCACGCCAAAAAGGCAAGCGCTGAAGCTGGATTTGGGATTGACTTGGACGCAAGGGATGAAGCTGCCAGGAAGTTCAAGGAGTTGACAGGATTGGATATCGGCGAAAGCATCACCAACCAGATATTCACTGAGGATGCCAAGCGTATCCAGCGTGACCCCATCGAGGAAGCCAAGAAGAGTGCCGCCGATGAACTGGGGCAGGCAGACGCAGCATTAGCTGAAGAGGCAGCACGCCAAGAGGCCTTTGAGCAAAAAGCAAAGGAGGCATCCACAGTTAAAGGAGAAGGGAAACCTGAAGTAAATAAGTCTGCCAGGGATTACAAGTCGTCTGAGGGAACGAGGGATACTTCCAGAAGCCGGGAACGCCAATACCTTAATCGTGCATTGGAGGACCCGATGACGCCGAAAAAGGTGAAAGATCGTCTCTCCACAAGGAAAAGAGAATATACCCAGCAGGAAAATGAGGAAACTAGGGATATCGCCTTGGCCGCAATCGCCGCAATGCGTAGGGCCGGGAATACCTTTTCGGAGATATTCGATATTGCAGCAACCGATGGCATCCTTCCTAACCTATTGGATCGCATGGCTATTGCTATTGTTGTCCGGAACAACGTTCAAAATAGTGACCCTGGGCTGGCGTCAGCAATCGATACGTGGATAGACCAAAAGTCACGGGATGCTGGGCAGGCGATTCAAATACTCGATGCGGTAATGCCAGAATCCCTTGTTAGAAGGGAACGTAATCGCATTGTAGATAACCAGAAATTCAAGCTTGAGAGGAAGAAAGGAAAATCCGGAAAAACGCTGGACGCCGAACTTGATCAGGTGATCGAGGAAGTAAAAACCAAGAAAGCAGATGTCGAGCAGGCCTTTGAGTCTGTCCAGGGCAAAATTCCTGGTCTTGGGGATCCGGAAATTATTGCAGATCCCGGCGCTCAGAAGCGCGTTCAAAAGTCAGATGCCAGAAAGAAAAAAATCAAGGAGGGCAAGAAGAAAGTGAATGAAGGGCTGAAGTTGCTGAAGGGATTGCCCCCAACGGCAAATATGACTCTTTCTGGACTTACCCCCTATCAGGTAAAAGGATTGCGTCTCATCGGCCAGGGCCTTATTGAGCAGGGATACTACCGTTTCGCTGAGTGGAAGGCGAAGTTGGCAGCAGCATTAAAGGGGTATAGCCTGGACATGGATCGTGTGGCCGTAGAGCTTTGGAATGACACCAGCCTGGGACCAAGGAACTTGTCGGCAGACGCAATGGACGAACGTCGAGACGAAGCCGTTGAGGAACTTGCAAGTAAGATTGTGGCCAGGGCAAAAGATAAGGCTCCAAAGGAAAAAGATCTTCTTGATATGGTCGTCTCCGAGCTATATGGAAAAGCGGCGGAAGTTATCCCCACAGAAAAAAGGAAGAAGCAGTCACCATCCGAGATTGTGGCTGAGATGATTCGCAATAAAGATGTGGCTGAAGATGTGTGGGCCGCAGCGAGGGATCGCGTGAAAGCAAAAATCCAGGAAAACCCCAAGTACACCGAGGATCAGAAACTCGACATGGAAGCGAGGCTGGACGACTACTTTACACTCGTCAGTGACGTTCCGTTTGGACATACCAGGGCGCGGCAGGCCATTCGTGAAGGTGCGAGGGATATCGGTGCTGAGATCAAAGATATTGCCATCCAACACTACACCAAAGCTGAAGCCTCCAGAACGACATTGGCACAAAAGCTGGTGGCGAGGGTAGGTCTTACTGGTCAGGCAGCACTTGACTTACAGCAGGCCTTTGTAGATGAGCTTCGCGCAATGAACGCTGAGCAGCAAAAGAAGATACTGGAACGTCAGCTGGGGCCAGCAGTAACACCCAAAGCGAAAAAACGACACAAGAGAATCGTAGAGCGTGCCGTGGATCAGATCAATATGGGAGCGCTGAATGATACCCGTTTCAAGGGATTGTTCGGAGAGAAGTATGGCTTCGCAGAAATTAACCCTGAAGTGGAAGCTGAGCTCCTGGAAATCGTACGTCTCATTAACTTGGTAGATGGTGGTGAGTATAAACGCCGGAAGATGGCTGAGTTTACGAATATTCTGGATAGGCTCGACAACCAGCACACCGCATACCACACCATGCAGGCGCTTACAGAGCATTTCTACGTCTCTATTCTGTCTGGTGTCACAACATTATTTCGTGCTGGTATGGGAGCAGCAATGACGCAGACAGCCAATGTGGTGGCCAACACTGTATCCCACATGGCCCGGGACATCACCAAAGGCAGGAACCCCATGGCCATTGTTGGTCGTGGTATGCAGGCCTATTGGCGCGGAGCAATGAAAGGCGCTCCATTTTATCGTGGTGTCCTGAGAACGGGGTATTCAGAACTGGAATCCACCGGCGATCAGGGGAACTACTCTCCATTGAGGGAAGTAATAAATACACCGTTTTCTGAAACGATACGCCAGATAAAGAACGCCAAAAACAATAAGAAAAAAGCTAAAGCGGCAGGAAACCTCGTTTATAAGACCCTGTTCCAGCCAATGACAATGGTTTTCCGGAACCTTATCGCCTTGGATGCAATATTCCACTATGGCCAGAAGGAATATTTCACGATGGTCGAGGAACATAATAAGCTCCTGGCAGAAGGGGTGTTTGATAAGAGAGATACTGCGTTTTGGACTGAGATCCATAAGCGAATGGTAGAAGGTAAAAACTTCCGGGATCAGGCAGAAATCCAGGTAGACGAAGAACTTCAGATATTGGAGCAGGCCGGACAGAAGCAACCAAAGGAATACCGCAAAAAGCGTATTACTGAAATTATCGAATCTCTGAGGGATGAGGATATCCAGAATTATGCCCGTCAGAAAGCATTGGAGGGAACCCTTACCAATAAGCCGAGATATGTTCTTGGAAATAGGCTATATAACAATTTGGCAAAAGCAATTACGATAACGAAGGAAGATGATGGGCCAGATACAATCGCTGGAATGATGTTGAAGGCTGCATTGCCTATCCTCCGTGTGCCTACTAATCACATTAATATGTGGTTGGATTATACCCTTTTAGGATTAGTTAGGGCCAAGTATCAGCTGAGAAAAGGCGATGGTGTGTCAGAGACAATGCGCTCTGATGAAAGGCTAGAACACATCATGAAGGTTGCTTTTGGTACAGGCGTTTATGCATTACTTGCATATTCAATCTTTGACTTCAATGAAGATGATGAACTAGTTCTGCAAAAAGATCCATGGATAGAGTTTAGCGGGTCCGGTTGGCAGAAAAATAGAGGGTATCTATATGACAAGGCGAATAGTAAGAATTTTAAAGATTTTAGTGTCCGCGTAAAACTACCCTGGGACACAAGTAGGTATGGTGAGTGGATATCTTATCGTGATATGCCTCTAGGGTTCATGTTCGCTTCCTTGGGGTATATGAGTGATGCCATTAAATATAACCAACGGGAAGATAAGCCAAAGCTTACCGATGCTGAGGAGTTTTTATCCTTCTACTTCCAGAAAGGTATGATGTCTCCAATATTTATGGTTAGGGAGCAGAACTATATGCAGGGGCTTGATAAGTTGCTTAATGTTGTAAGTGAAAGGGGAACGTTAGATGCTGCAATGGGGTTTGCAATGAAGCCTGTTACAGCGATGATGCCCAACCTATACAAACAGGTTGGTAAGTCCACAAGGGCTATTCAAGGCAAGCAGGCACCTAGAGCAGCGAAATATAAGGATGACTTCCTCCTGGCGCTGAAGCATGAGATGTATAAGAATTTTCCATTCATGGATCAGTACATCACCGATAAGCAGCATGATCAGCTGGGGTATCCTATTGACGTCAAGTTTGAGATACCTTATACACCGGACTCCTTCTTCAACTACGCTAAAAAGATCGCAGACAGCCAGAACACTCCAGAGAAGAAAGGATGGGAATTGGTATATAAATATCCTGAAGTCACACTAGGAAATTACATCTCCATCCAATCCATGAAAATTGGTGGGGAGGATGTAGATATTACCCGAGAAGATAAAATATGGTTTGAGAAAACTGCCGCTGATGACTTTAGGACAAGGCTGGAAGGTTCTTACCGTGATCTTCAGTCATTCGGTCCAGAAGAATTGCAAAAAGAAATCAATGCAATAAAAAATGAAGTAAGGGAATACACAAGAGCCTTATTTTATGATAGAAAAATTAAGGATATAAAGTGATTTCTGTGACTTTTTAGTTAATTTTCATTAATTTACAAATTGTAATATGCTTATATTAGTCAACATAAAGAAGCCTGAAGCACAGAGCTATGTGGAGAAGCGGATAGATACCGCCGAAATCCTCTATGCAGGGGAAGAGAACGGGCTCTTAATACTCCACCAGGCGAACTTCAATAAGCTTATTCCATTAAACTGTTCCCAGGACCTTGCTACCGTCCAGGCATTGATCACAGATGGTAGTCTCCGTCCGGTAGATGTCTTTGATACAGACGGTAATGGGGGGACGTCTACTATCCTTCTCAACGGTCGCAGCATTGAGTCGTTGGTGGCTTATGCTTCTGGAACCCTTGCGAAATGTAGACTCAACGATATCTCCAAGGAATTTGTGATTGACGATACTCCGGCAAACCTTCAGTCCTGGTTCAATGCCTCCTTTACGGGTGGTGTTACTGATCATGGGGCTTTGACAGGCAATGGAGATGATGATCACCCACACTATCTCACTGAGCCGAGGGCATTAACATGGCTAGGCACAAGGACTACCGACGACCTCCCGGCAAGCGGAACCAACCTATACATGACCACGGCGGAGAGATCCAAACTGGCGGGTATCGAGGCTGGAGCTACGGCGGATCAAACGGCTAGTGAAATTGAGGCCCTGTATGACAGTCTTGTACCACAGGTTACCGTTGGTGAATATACTGCCGGGACATTAACAGATAAGAGGACCTGGAGCCCTGATGACATCGCCAAAGCGGCAGCGATCCATACTCTTACCGATCATGGGTCAATAACAGGGCTGGGAGATGATGATCACACGCAATATCATACAGATGGTAGGGCTCTTGCCTGGTTAGGAACAAGAACAACTGACGACCTTCCGGAAGGAGCAACAAACTTATATTTTACGCTTACTGAGCGTACCAAACTTGGAACGATTGAAACGGGAGCTACCGCAGACCAGGGGGCTTCTGAAATCAAGACCTTATATGAAAGCGTAACATCGCAAGTGAGTACCGCTGAAAAAATAGCAGGATCCCAGACCGCACTCAGGACGTTTAGTCCCAAGGATATCGCGGATATGGCGGTCACTCATGGTGGTGGTGGCGGTGGTGGTGTGACTACCCTCGCAGCCCTTACCGATACAACCGTCTCTTCTCCGGCAGATGGCCATCTCCTGTTTTACAATTCGGGAAGTTGGACCAATGCCGCAATGAGTGGAGAAGGGGCCGTGGATGCAGCTGGAAACTTTACGCTTTCTACGACAGGTGTTGCTGGCGGTACGTATGGTTCTGCGACACAGGTAGCACAAATCACCGTCGATACAAAAGGCCGGATCACCGCTGTTTCGGATGTAACAATCTCTGGTGGTGGCGCATCATTAGTATCACTTACAGACACAGATATAAGTACACCATCAGCAGGAGATATGCTTCTGTATGATGGTACTGACTCTTTTGATAATGTGGCAATGTCTGGTGAAGGATCTATCACTTCTGGTGGTGTCCTTACGCTGGATAATGCTTCTGTCATCGGGAAAGTATTAACGGGATGGACGTCTGGTTCAGGGTCGGTTCTCGCAACGGATACGATCCTCCAGGGGATGCAAAAGATTGATGGTAATGTTGCTTTAAGGGAGCCAGCGATCACCGCGGGAACGTCCCTGCAATACTACCGTGGCGACAAGACCATGCAGACGCTAAATACTGCTGCGGTGGCGGAGTCAGGGAATTTATACTTTACTGAAGCGAGGGTAAGGAGTACGGTACTTACAGGATTGAGTACAGGTACCGCTACTGCCGTTGTGGCTACTGATAATATGCTGGTGGGTTTGGGGAAATTGCAAGCACAGATCAATGGAATTACTCCAGGTGTTGATCAGCTTGTGAATCTTACAGATACAGATGTAAGCACTCCCGTTGGTGGAGATATGCTTCTTTGGGATGGCGTAGACTCATTTGACAACCAGGCTATGTCTGGAGGTGGAACATTGAGTGCTTCAGGTGTCCTGACGTTGAACAATGCCAGTGTAACAGGACAAGTCCTGACAGGCCTAAGTACCGCTACTGCGACTCCCGTTGTTGCGGGAGATACTATTCTACAAGGAATAGGAAAACTCCAGGGCCAGATCAATGCACTACCTACTATTCCAACCGAACTTACAGACCTCTCTGACGTCAATACGTCCACTCCTACAAATAGGAATGTCCTTGTAGCAGATGGGACGGATTGGGAGTCAAGAGCATTGGGAACAGCTGACATTCAGTCTGGAACATTTGTAGATGGAAGGATTGCTGCGTCTAATGTGACTCAGCACCAGGCTGTATTGGCGATCAATATGAGCCAGGTGAGTGGTAATCTTCCTGTCTCTCAGTTAAACAGTGGTTCAGGCGCTTCTTCATCAACTTTTTGGCGGGGCGATGGAACATGGGCGTCTCCGGCTGGTGGTTTTGCTAACTTTGATACCAAGTCTGACTCTGGTTCCGATCAAACAGTAAACTCTGCGGACATCCTGGAGATAGCCGGTGGCACAGGGCTTACGGGTACGATCTCTAAAGCTGCAACAACTGTTACAGTTTCGTTGGCACTTGATGATACAGCAGTAACACCAAATAGCTATGGTTCGGCAACTCAATACACAAGTATTACGGTTGACCAACAGGGCCGAATTACTAATGCTTCATCGGCAAATATCCAAATTGCTACCGGTCAGGTAACAGACTTAGGTGAATTTATAGAGGACACTGTTAATCTTGCGCTACTTAGCTCTGACAATTCTCTAACTAAAACATATAACGATCCAGCAGGAACTATTGACCTGGTGGTAAATCCAGCCAATGTTGATCACAATTCCCTTAGTAACCTTACGGTGGGAGATGTCCATACCCAGTATTCCTTGATTAGCTCTCAGGGCGGCGCACCATCGAGTACGCCAACAAGGGTTGGATTAATAAATGTCGATACTACTGGAGAGGTTCCTTATATCTCGGTAGGGACCACTAATAGTGGTGATTGGTTTAGCCTATCAGGAGGCGGTGCCACTCAGCTTAGTGATTTATCTGACGTTGGAACTACAACAGCTACCAACCTAAATGTACTGGCAGCAGACGGCACCGATTGGGACTCAACTGCATTGACGGCAGCACACATCCAATCAGGAACGTTTGCAGACGCCAGAATAGCAGCATCTAATGTTACCCAGCATGAAGCGTCATTGGCTATCACAATGAGCCAGGTGAGCGGAAATCTTCCGGTATCTCAACTTAATGGGGGTTCCGGGGCATCCTCTTCTACTTTTTGGAGAGGGGACGGGACATGGGCTTCGCCAGCTGGAGGCTTCGCCAACTTTAATGTGGGTGGTGATAGCGGGTCAGACCAAACGGTAAATTCTGGAGATCTGCTGGATATTGTGACTGGCACAGGTCTTATCTCTACTGTTTCAAAAGCATCCACCACAGTCACATTAAATGTTGCTCTGAGCCATCTCGGAATAGAGTCTTTGTCCGACCCAGGGGCGGATAGGTTGATGATGTGGGATGATAGCGCAGGGAATACCGCATGGATGACAGTTGGGAGTGGCCTTAGTATTGCCGCCACAACACTGTCCCTTGACACATCTGGGGATTGGGCGGGAACCTTTGATGGGCAGGAAGGATCCTATTACCTGAGCAGAGCCAATCACACTGGCACACAGACCCTAAGCACTATCAGTGATGTGACAGCGAGTGCCGCTGAAGTAAATGCCGTTGCCGATCTGTCAGGCCTAACAAGTGGCTGGGTGTATCGTGCTACAGGAACCGCAGCTGCTTCATGGGGCGCTTTGAATTTATCCCAGTTAGGAGACGTAAATGTTTCCTCCCTTGCGTCAAGTGAAGTCCTAATGTGGAGTGGGTCCAATTGGTACAATGATTATGTGGCTGCATTGGGTGTGACATGGGTAGGCGCTGGCCGTCCATTGACATCATCTGATACTACCGTCCAGGCAGCATTGGAAACAGTAGAAGATGCCGTGGATGCTATTGATACAACTACAACAGTGGTAGTAAATATTGTGAGTCCAGATGAGGATATCACAGCATCTACGAACTATAATTTTCCCTTTGAGATGCCCTCTAAACTCAATGGAAAGAATATCACTGGGTACAATATCTATCACAATGTTGCTGGGGCTGGAGATGGTACTGATGCAATGTTATATAATGTCACTGACTCAGTGGATGTAGCAAGTGCAGATGTGACAATCGCGGCAGGTGCAACCAAATCCGGAGCCGCGACAATCAATACATCAAATGACGATATCGATACGGACGACCTCTTCAGGATTGAAGTGGGGCCAGCATCGTGGACAACGCCTCCAAAAGGGCTATACATCATCTTTACAACGAACTAATTATGGCAACATATAACCAGATAAAAAACTATCTCAATGGACTCCCTGGAGTCAATGTGTATCAACAGGAAGAGGTTGAGCATGCCACCGTTGGTATCTATGGCGGTAATAACTTTAACGAAAGGTTTCTGGACGTTTCTAAGCGCCAGGTAACTCTACTCATCGATCTAAAGCAAGGTCGAAAAATGATCACATTCTTTGTTTATGTGAGTGATCCTGGTACGGGCAGCGAGGAAGCCTTCTTGGAGACTCCTATTCCGGAGCTTTTCCAGAAGGAGGTTGAATCCTTCATTGCTGGGGTTTCTGGCGTTCTTAACTACAAAATAGATGAAATAGACGAGGTTAATCGCTATGCGGTAGTTACTGGTTACTTTGAGAATACAACACCAAATCCAGACATCATCGAAGGTCGTCAGTATTTCATCTATGACCAGGGTACAATCACATCTCCAAACCTCACCGCTGATCGCTGGGGTGGTATCGTATAAGCATGGCCTGGTATAACGGAAGTTGGACATATCGAGTACAGGTGACGATTGATCACACAAAGGTAGACTCAGACCTTACTGACTTTCCTGTATATGTAGATCTTTCAGACCTTCCGGCTGGTTTCTTTACCAACGTGTTAAGTAGTGGTGCTGATATCCGAGTAACACGATCAGACGGTACAACTGAGTGTCCCTTTGAACTTGTGTTTATCACTACGGGTTCATCCATTGGGGAATTGCATTTCAAAGCGAATTTCATCTCTAGCACTTCTGACACGTCATTCTATATTTATTATGGAAATGGTAGTGCATCAGCATATAGTTCCACAGATACTTACGGTCGTAATAATGTGTGGACGAATGGATTCGTTTATGTGAATCACATGCAGTCAAACACTGCTGCAGATTCTACGGGTAATGGTGGGGCTGCAACAGCTTCAGGTAGTCCAAGTGCGGTGGCGGGTAAGTTAGCAGGCAATTCTATTGAGTTTGGGGGAACAAATCACATGGAACATACCTCTTTCTCTGAATTAGGGGGTATGAGCATTTTTGGGTTTAGTTGTTGGATGAACGCAGATAGTGTTTCAGGTGGTCGGCAGTTTTTGTCAAAAGCGAGTTCATCAAATACAAACAGGTGTTTTTGGGTTCAGATTCATCCCACGCTTGGGTTTATTGCCTTATTGTCGTCTGATGGCACCTCTTCGAATCGAGGATATTATTCAGAAAACGGAGCCACAAGTTTGCCAACAGGGTCATGGACACATATATACAGCCATATAGACTTTAGTACAGATGCCGTTGTTCTTCATTTTGATGATGTGTCTCAATCTACCACTAATGTTGAAAATGGAACAGGTTTCCCTTCTTCTACCAGATCAACCTCTGAGTCTTTCTGGATTGGTGAAAGGAATGACAGTAAATTAGGATTTGATGGAGAATTAGATGAGATAAGATTATTTGATGCGGCAAGGTCTACTGGGTGGATATCAGCAGAATACGATAATCAGGATAGCCCATCAACTTTTTATACCATAGGATCGCAGGAAACAGATAGTGGCGGCGGTGGCGGATCCTCATTTTTACCAAGTGTAATCTTTATGTAATTAATAAATACCATGAGCAAAAAACCAACAAAAGTAAAAGACATCAAAACCAAAACTGAAGTAAAGGTTGAAGAACTTTTCTCAGGTGAGAAGCATTGTGTAGCCGTTCAGCTTACCGATGGGAAATCAGACGGATTTATCTATACAGCTCAATACGGACCAGATGGAAAACCAGGTAAAGTGGCTCTCGCGGAGAAAGTCCACAGCAACGCAGACTTCCTCCGTGCAAAAAATGTATGTGAGGCCTATGCAAAGTTCGTGGACTTCCGTTCATACCCTCCAATTGTAGAT